ATTTATGACATCGGCTGCTAAGTTGACAGCTCTGACCGTGCCTGCTGCATCTTTAATTCCGTCCATAATGCCATAACCTGCAAGAGTATTGGCTTTATTTGCTTTTTTTGCAAGATTTGTGTCAACTGTATCAAGCCTTGCTCCAAGTGAATTAGAACCTCCTCTTGCCGTGGCAATCTCTCGGCTGATTCCAACAAAACTGCCGATACTTTCATTGTTTATCTTGCTGTTTTCGGCAAGGCTCGGAGTTACCATGACTTTTAAAGTCAGCGGAGTATTTAACACCTGCGTTTCACCGTTTGCAATCTTAATTTCGATTGACAAAAAGCCCGATGTAGACTTAAAATTTTCTAACGGCACGGTAATCAAATCTGCCGTGCTGTTCAGGGTGCAAGCGACCGAATCCGAAATTAAATAACCGTCTGTCGCAAAGGTTGCAGTTACTGTGCAATCTGCAAAGGTCAATTTTTCACCGCTTGCCGTTAAAGTAACATCAAGATAGCGTGTTGCTTTATCGTTGACGTTGACAATACCAACAACATTCGGTGCATTTCGATTATTAACATCAATCGTAACCGATTTATGTTTTAAACTAATTGCCATTATCTTTTAAACCTCCTTTGGATTTTTAACAAATCAGACATTGACATGTCTAAATTGCCGATTGTGATTTCTTTGTATTTCTCCGAGATGCTGTCATAGACTGTTTTAGCCACTCCCTTCACAATTTCAGTGCCGTCCGGCATAACTACTGTTACATTATCGTATAGACCTAAGTTATACATTTTGATAAGCTCAGATTCGAGATTAACGGTAATACTCAAAGATTCGGCTGACTGCGAAGTATCATATTTATAAGTGGCAACTTGACTTCTTAACGCATCTCTTACCTCGTTATAATTAGTGCCATCCATTGGATTCACAATATATCTTTTTATTTTGCTCGTGCAATCAAATAGATATGTGTTTTTAATCGTGCGCCTGAGTTCCGTTGGGTACAACTCAATTGCGGTTACAACAACCTCGGTGCCAGAAGTAGTTTGACAACGGGCATATGGCAAAACATGTGTAAAATACTCTCCGAGTGATGCCGTTTGCTTATAATCAGACACATTCGCTCCAAAAGCTATTCGATAACCACTGTGATTTATATTCGGCTGATTAAACGTGATTGAAAAATTATTAAATCTCAACTTCCCTTTAAACAAAGCAATTAACCCCTCTGAATCATCATTGAAAATGGTTTCGAATTTTTCAGCTGTATTAAAGCCGAGCGAAAATTCTTTTTTTGTCGGAATATTAGATGAAAATGAAAAAAAGTTATAGGGCGCGGCTCTAAACCAAACTGGTGAGCTGTCTCCGGGGTCCATTAGGCTGTTGATTATCTCCGACGGTGTTGCGTTTATTGTGTGATTATTATAGCTTGGCTCTACGCCGTTTTGAAAAAACAATCTTGAAACATGTTCGCCTGATATGGTTAGATCACCGCATTTGTCTGCTTCGATTTTTGTTACATAAAAAAGTTGAGGTCCGTCTTTACTGTTGGCTTTAGCTTTTATATAAGATCCGAGGTTTATATATTTTAAAAGTTTATCATTGCTTTTTACTTTTGCGACAAAGCTATAAGCACCATTGCTTTCCATTGTCGTCAAAAATTCTGTGCAATCGGTCAAAAATCCAAGACCGTTTGTCTGATACAACGGCTTTGTTGTGATGTACTGATCGGCCGTTTTATATATTATAGGTTGCATTTTTAAAGTCTCCTAAAATTTGGTTTGATTTCGAGCGTTGTAAATGCATCTGCCTCCGTTGATGATAGCTTAATTGTGTTCAGCCCCGGCGAAAGAATCGGAAATTGTGTGCAACTTATATAACTATTAGCAAGGTTAGTTTTAGCATTAAAATAAGCGGACTGTTCGGTTGAGTCTAATTCGATGTGGTCTTGGCTTGTCTCTTTTGTGATCATCAAAATCGGGCTGTCGTTAACCGACAATGTCAACGGCTTTATTTTTGAGCCTGTGTTAATAATCTTAATAAGTGGCTCTGCGGTGTAATTTTCAGGATTATAGACTTCGATTTCTGCGTTTTGTGTTGAGGTCAATTTTGGTCGGATAATCTCCTGCCCTAAGTCGCTATACCAAAACGGTTCTCGGCTAAAATTTATAGTCGTTGATAAGCAAAGGGGGGCAACCTCTTCTATCGGCTCAATTCCTGTGCAAATCGCTTTTGTAAAATAGCCGGGGTTGTATGTGTCCCTAAAGATTTTATATTTGCCGTCCCAAACGGTAAGCCATTCTGCAAACGCTCTTACAAGTTCTGCATTGCTTTCGTTCGGTACAATGTACGGATAACTGTTGACTTCAAGCTGCATTTCAACATTATCAAAAACGCCATTGTCGGAAATCACTCCGCCATTTTTGCCGTAGACAGAGGTAAAATCAAAACTGCGTTTCGCTATTTGATATTTGGGAGGTGTAGCTATAAAAAAGCCTATTGTCCGTAAATCAGTGCCGTTGTATGTAAAACTATGCCTCATTTTTAACCTCCCCACTTTGATACTTCACCGACAAGTGTCTGCATGATCGCATTTGATACACGGCGGTTAAAATCATCAACATCCATGTCATTATTGATGTTTACATCGCCTGCAAATTTAATTTCAATCGTAGGCGAATTTGTAACAGCTTTCAACATTTGACCGTTTACCGTCGCATTTTGGCTCTGGGTGCGAATGTCCGCAAATTTATTGTTGATCGCTCCGATTGGATTACCTTCAACCGCTGACAGGGCTCTCGATGTTAAAGACCTTACCGCCTTTTGTGTTTCTTCAATTTCATCCTCAATACCAAGGCGGTAACCTTCACCAAAATATCTGCCTAACTTTCGGGTTTTTCGGCTTGGTGAGCGTGAATCCTGCGCTTTTGCAGCCGCTGTAATATTAGCCTTAACCATTTGTGCGGCTGGATTATCTTCACCGCCGAATAATGTAACTAACATATCAATTATGCCGTCAAAATAACCTTGGTCAAACATTTCGGCCAACGATTTACCATCTTTGTATGTATCCCCAACGCCTTTTTTTACTGCTCTTTTTACAGTTTTACCGCTTTTTTCAAGTTTTTCCTTCGAATCTTTACTTTCAAGCGTGTTGGCAGCTCCGTTAACGCCTTTTTCAGCCGCATCTTTACTATTTCCTTCAAGTTTTTTAAGCTCCCCGGTTGCCTTATCTACAAGTTCTTTTGCATTATCAACCATTTTTTGGGTTACGCCCGGTTGATTTTCAGCCATTGCAGTTTTTAAGAGTTCGTAGTTTGCAGTAAAGTTCGTGAGCTGATTTTTAAGGCTCTCTTTCGAGCCTGTTTCGGCATCAATAAAACCTTCTTTGATTTTCTTCTGCTGTGCGTTGATTTCGTTAGCTTTGCCCGTAGCGATTGCAGCGACCGTTCCGTACATATCGTTGTACTTAGCAAGCTCGATTTCTGCTCTTTCCTGTAATTCTTCGGCTTCTTCGACTTGGTCTTTCGTTACGCCTTCGATACCGTCCTTGTATGCCGTCCTTAAATTCTCGGCATTTGTCCTAAAATCATTGACCTGCTGTTCGAGAGCAGCTTTGTTACCGGTGGTACAAGTAACGATGTTGTTAGACAGATAAGTCATAGATTCTGTAATACTCTCTGCGTTTTCAGATGCTGTGGCAGCTGATAAATTTTCCCAGTTTTGGATTGTCGTGTTGTACTCAACGATTTTGTTTTGATATTCTTTGTATTTGGCTTCGGCTTCCTTAAGAGTTTTTTCTTTCTCTTTGAGGTTATCTTTAGCTTTTTGACTTTCAGCACCGTATGCCGCGCCAAATGATGATAAAGCACGCTCGTTTTCAGCTGTATTCTGCTTATTCTGTGCGTCTTTAAGGTATTTTTGATAATCGGTTTGCGAGATTTTTCCGCTCTCAAATGCCCACCCCGCAATTTTGATTATTTTTTTGTTTCTGTCAAGTCCTTCTGTATTATATTTTTGTGCAGTTTTCACTGCACTGTCGCGCTCTTCTTGTGCTTTTTTCTTTTTGGCATAAGCACTTATTGCATCAGATTTTGTTTCAGACAGCCCTGACACAGCAGTCTGATAAACATCTTCTGTTGCTGACAACATAGCAAGTGCTTTTTTAGACTCAAGCGCTTTATCTATAGAGCCTTTAAGGTCTTTATAAGACTTTATAACATTACCGTTCCAAGTGATTTCGTCGCCTGTAACTCCGCTCAGCTCATTTGTGATAAATTTCGCCCTGTCTTCGTAACCTTTTTTGACTTTGCCGTTTTGGTCTACAATGCCTTGCAATTCGCTCCACAAATCGTCATAATATTTAAATTCACTTTCAACCTCAGACGCCGCATCTTTCTTACTCTGCACATATTCATCATTAGCATCTTTCAGCTCTTTGATTTCTTCCTGAGCCTGTTCATGTGCTTCGTTGAGCTTGTCCTGTGATTCCTTGGCTTCATCGTTCGCACTTGCGATTGACCACAAAGAGCCTACAAGCGTAGCCGCTAAGCCTACGATGATACCGATTGCGTTTGATTTCTGCGCAAGGTTAAGACCTTCCTGCGAAATTTTGGCAGTCTCTGTCGCAATTCTGAGGCTTTTATATGCGCCTATAAGGCTTTGTACACCGCTTATAACAACGGTTGTTTTTTTGCCTACCCAAATGCCACCGACGAGAGAGCCGACAATTTTAAGCGTAGGGATGATATCTTTGGTATGTTTACTCGCAAAATTACAAAGTTTTTTAACTTCCGGAAACAGCGATTTGCCGATAGGATTAATGACATCAGTTTGCACAGTCCTGCCGAGGCTTGCCCAATCGGCTTCAACATCATCATATTTGATGTCTTTAATCTTTTTCATGGTATTTTTGGCCTTGTCGGCAGAGCCATTAACTTTCATTAAGGCTTTTACACCGTCAATGCCCAAGTCTTCCCACATCGTGCCGAAGAGGTCGACACCTGCCTGATTCTGCTTGACCTTATCGTCCATCTCAAAAAGAGCCTTTAGGACTTCTGATGTTGCTGATTTTGCGCTGTCTCCGCCTTTTGCAAATCTTGCCTGCAAATCCTTAATACTACCTTTTGCGCCTTTGCCTGCTGATTCGAGATTTGCAAGATTTTCTTTAGCAGTTTTTAGCGCCTCTGAATATTGTTCAATTTTATCGGCATTCTTTTGCTTTGTTAATTCGCTCGTTGAATTGTTAAAGCCTTTTTGCTCCTCTTTTGCATAGTAAAGATTTTTTTCGAGCTTTGCGACTTCATCTTTGGCTTTTTGAATGTCATCAGCTGAGGCTTTTGCGCCGTAGCCAAGAAGAGTAAATCCCTCCTGCGTACTCGAGGCTGTGTCCTTAGAGCGTATGCCAAATTCTTTCATCGCATCGCCGAGCTTGTCGATGCTGAAAGTACCTGCTTTAGAGCCATTTTCAAGCGAATTAAAAAATTCATTTGCATCATAGCCAAGCTGTTTATAATGTACGGAATATTCGTTGATTGTGTCGAGCAAATCGCCGTTTTTATTCAGACCTTTTTGACTACCCTGAGCAATAAGATTAAACGCTTCATCACCCGTTACACCGAACTGTTCCATAAGCATGTTGACCGCTCTCAAGGTTTCGACAAAATCGTAATCGTATGTATCTCTCAATGTAAAGAGATTTTCGGTCATATCTTTAAGCTTACTTGGATTGGTCTCGTTCGTTGTCTGCTTAATCAAAGCAAGGACATTTGCAACTTCTTCCTGAGATTCGCCGAAATTTCCTTTGTAAACATCTTCAAGGACATCTTTGTACTTTGTCATCTCCTCGGCGGTCAAGCCGGTTTGAGCCTGCAAGGAATTTAAAGCTTTTTCTTCACTGTTTGCACTTATGACAGTTCCGGTCAACGCTCCGCCGACCGTTGTTGCCGCTGCACCTGCTTCTTTTAAGGCATCACCGACGGCAGATTTAAGGTTATCAGCGGATGACTTAACATCATCCATTTCTTTTTTGACCTTGGATAAATCAGTTTTATTTGACTTATTTTCAAGGTTTTTAAAGCTGTCGCCGACTTTACCAACGCTTGTTTCGGTTTTTGACATCTCACTTCGGGCAGATTCGAGGTTTATTGCGTTTGCTTTTTCCTCGGTTTCCGCAAGCTGTTCAGCGAAAGTTTCAAGTTTGCTTTTCGCTTTTTCGACTTCACGCTGATAAGCTCTGTACTGTTCGGTTGAGATTTCGCCGTTTTTGGCCTGTTCTTCTACCTGATCCTGCACATCAAGTAGCTTTTTAAGGGCAGATTTGCTGTTTTCAATTTGTTCTTTTAGTACTTCTTGCTTTTGGGCAAGCAAAACAGTGTTTTCAGGGTCAAATTTTAACTGCTTATTAATTGCAGTCAGTTCTCTCTGTAAGCTCGAGGATGAGGACTGTACAGCTTTTAAGGATTTCTGTAAATCCATTGTATCACCGGCAATTTTGACGGTAATACCTTTAATCGTAGATGCCATATCTGTCCTCCAATTCTTTATATCTGTTCATAAACTCGCTGTACTGCTCTTCCGAAATTTCCTTATTTTCAAATCTTTCTGTAACGAAAGGCAATACAGATTTCATTTTCTGGTATTTTTCTTCATCTTCGTGGATATTCTTATGGTTTCGTAACGCGAAATAGGTTTCGACATAATCAATCACAAAACCTATTGTAAATCTTTGTAAATCAGCGACAGTCAGACCACACCTGACGGCATAAGATAAGACCTCTTTTGCCGTCAGGAAAGTTCCGTTTAGGTCGCTGTCGCTGTCACTTTTGGGTTGTCGCATTTAAGACTGTCAACAATGAGATCAACGATTTTACCTATCGCAGAAATAGCGTCCTTAATGCTGATTCCTTTTGACCAAGCCTTAAAATTAGGAATCGTATCGTCTGCCGTTTTTGCCGCTGCCCATAAAAGCTTTACAGCAGTGCCAAATTTTACATCATTGAGATTCGGGACAAGGACACGGTCGGCATCACGCAGAAAGCTGTGGCCTTTAAATGTGTCCTCGTAAATGAGCATTGTATATGCCGTAACCTCAACCTCAACATCTTTGCCGTTAATAACAACTGTATCTTTCATTAGCTCTTAGCCGCCTTTGTAGTGTCTGATGAGGCCTGATCTGTAGGAACTGCCGATTTTGCAGCCTTTACAGCCTTTACAGTAGGAGTTACAACGCTTTCGGGCAGAGTATCGGCATATGATGTGTAGCGCACAAAGTCATTGTCAGGGCGTGGCTTTGCTGTGACTGTAAAGGTCGGGAACTGTGGATCAAAGTTACCTTCTGATGTCTTGTCGTTCCTGCTCGCTCTTGCAGCTACGCAGTCAAAATATGTGTCAATCTCGTAGAGCTTGTCACCTTTGTATGTTTCCTTGGCAGCGAGGAGGGCAAATCTTGGCATTACCTTAATGCCGCCCTTTTCGATGATACCGCCTTCTGTGGCTTCATCGTTACCGAACCAATCTTTTTCGATGTCGTCGACTGCTGAAATAAGCTCAAGACTGATTGTATAACCACCGTTTGCGCTTGCTACAATAATAGGCAAGCCGTCAGCGTAGATTGTGTTCGAATCGCCGATAGGTTCAGCACCGATACTTCTGCCGCCTGCCTTATCAGACTTAAACCACACGGGCTTACCATATGTGATCTCACCTGTGCTGCTTTCTGTCAGCGTAGCATAACCAACTTTTCTAATAGTTTTGTTCATTAATAAGCACTCCTTATGTTTTTAAATTCTTTTTATACCGCTCAAATCACCGCCGCCCATAGCTTCCGATGATTTAATGAGCTTTTTAATTCCGCTTTCAAATTCGGCGTGAATTTTCTCCGTTGCCGGAGCAATATGCACCTTCGGCTGTACCGTTCCGCCTTTTTTGCCCCTCTTTTTACGAGTCTTTTCGAGGAGGTGTGTAAGCCGGTACTCAGGTTTAGCGGCATAAACCGTTTTTTCATAAAACCTAAATGTTTCGTTTGTGATTTTAACTCTAAACGATTTGCGATATTTTTTTCTTCTGCCAACAGGTGCATTTTTCTTGATTTCGTTTTTGAGCTCTTCGGCTTTTTCATCAACCAATAGTCGGACACCCATTTGCACATCAGCCGAATAGGTTGACAGCTCTTTCGATAGGGCGTCTCCGAGGCGGTCGATGCCGACTTTTTTGTAATCACTCATCAAAAGTCACGCCCAAATTGTAATAACTCACACAAAGTTTATTTGTTGTGTCCCACGCTCGGTTCGGCTTTTTCCAACCTAAACCGTTTTCAGACATCCATTTTTCAAACTTTGTTTCACTTGCATGGTCATCTTTCGCTGTGTAGAGTTCTATGATGATTTTTGCATTTTTCCAAAGCAATTCACCGTCTGCGTAAATTCCTGTTTCTTCGTCTTTAAAATAGACAAGATAGGGTGCAGGGGTTGATTTGTTGTAATCTGCCTCAACGCATTTAATGCCACAAGACTTAATGAGTTTGACAAATTCGTCGTAATTTTTAAAAAACATCTGCACCGCCCTCATATAATCCCCTCTGCGACAGGCTCAAAATTGAGCAAGGGGGATTTTTGCTTTTATCGTGCTGAATTTGTTCGATTTTGAACCTTGTGCCGTCAATAATGACCGCCATATCCGTTCTCAAAGTTTCATCTTTGTGAATATGGATAACCTTTGACAGTTCAATGTCGTTCTGCTTTGCTCCGTAAAAACGAGCTACACCGATTTTTTCGTTGCCAAAACGATACTTTTTCAAGCTGTCGGCAATAACGTCATCGTTTTCGTCTGTTTCGTAGATTTTTGCAAGTCCGTCATTAAATGTCAAAAAATCAATGTTATTCTTCAGTATCATACATTCGCACCTCGTATTCCTGCCTTAATTTCAAAATTTCACTTTCAAAATTATGGTCGAACATTTCAACCGCATTTGAGTAAGCGTATCTACAATAGTCAAACAACAAACTTCTTGCCCTTGTCGGTCGTTCAAAGTCCTCATCAGTAAGCAGAGGGTTGTAATCACGGAGGTGCTGTTTTCCATTGGCTATAATCAGTTCAATTTTCGACTTTGTGCTTTCATCTGTTTCAATGTGTTCGCGGTCGAAATCAAGCATATTAACTACATCGTTCACAATTCCCATTGTTCAACACCTCCGTGATAAATTAAACTGTTGCTGCCTGATTGAGAGTTACCTTAATTTCGGCAGGATTAAGCGCTGAAATATCGAGCTTAAGAAAATCGTTTGTGTGAAGTGAAAAACCTGTTGCATAAGCTTTAATGAGATAAACTCTGTTATCTTCAAGAAACTGGTACTGGTCAGAGTAATCAAGCTTACCTTCCTTGCCTGTCGAAAGGCAAGCTTTATATCTTGAGAGCTGACCGATAACAGCAGTACCTTCTGCAACCATTTCTGACGGATAAACATTCGTCGGGAATGGGAAGAGGTTGTTTTTGTATGAGCCGTCGGTTGCAAGAACCGTAGTTGCAGGAATAATCTTTGTGAGATAATCCACAGGATTTACGATGAGGTCAACCGATGTAATGTTGTTTGTCTTACCGCCCTTGCCCTTCGCAAGCTTGGCAACAACACCCATATATGACTTAATGTCAAGGCTTGTGAGCTTTGTTGCTGTCTTTTCAGTGTAAGCGCCTGCCTTTACAGCACCCTCGGGGTCTTTAAGCATACCAATCGGCTTGCCATTGCCGTCGCCGTTGATAAAGCCATCTTCAAGAGCATAAGCAAGTGCATCGGCGAGGATTCTGCGGACATATGCGTCGATGTATATAGCGCCAAGGTCGAGAATATCCTTCGGAACAGGAATGAAGGCGCTTACTTTGGATGTTGAGAAGTCCTTTTCTTGGATTGTGCCGGCAAGCTCCTGTGTGATTTTTGAGCTTAAAGCGCCCCAAGCGGCGAGCTGTTTTGTGTCTGTCGCAAAGATTGCCTTAACAGAGCCGTATGTGTTTTCAATGCCGATTGCATTAAGAAGCGGATGATTGTTTGTGATGTCCTCAAGCACTGTGTCAAGAATTGTCTGCGGAATTGTAACATCAAGACCTGTGAGAGCCTGCTTAACATCGGCAGATTTTGCCGCTGTTACAAAATTGTTGTAAAACTTCTGTTCTGCCGATGTAAGCTGTCTGAATCCTCTCTTTGCAAGGATTGTGTTATCGGCGGTTTCGCCGATTTCCTGTGCTACTTCGATAATTGACTGCTGAATGCTGTCAGCATAGGCATTGAGAGCCTCGGTCATTTTTGTTTCGTCTTTTGAATCAATGGCAGTTTTCAAGTTCTGCGCAAACTTTGCTTTTGCGTTCTTAATCGCATCAAGATTCTTCATTTTTTAATCTCCTTTATAAATAATTTTTGTTTTTGAAGTATTCTTCAATAAAGCCAAAGCTATCCTTTTCTTCGGGATTTTTCGGTTTTGGCTCGGGTGGTGTCTGTGGTTCAGGCGGTTCAGGCTTTGCACCAAGCATTTTTGCAAGTTCTGCCGCTGCCTGTTTTGCTTTTGGATTCTTCTTTTGCTGTGCATCGTCAACGACTTCTTTTGATTCGGTTAAATCAACCGGATCAAGAATTTCGTCACACAAGCCGATGTCAAAAGCTTCCTGCGCAGTCAAAAATGTTTCAGCATTAAGAAGCGGCTCGAGGGTTTCTCTCGTGAGCTTATCGCCTGCGTGTACAAGGTAAGAATTTGTGCTTGCTTCGCTGATTTTGTCAAGCTGGGTTGCAAATTCTCTGTGTTCCTTCGCATTGCCGTAACAACCACCGATTGCATGATGAATCATCATTGTTGTGTTTGACGGCATTACAATCTTGTCAGCCGCCATTGCGACAACAGAGGCAATTGAGCAAGCCATACCGTCAATGTATGCAGTGACCGGCACACTCTGCCGTTTGAGCAGATTGTAAATCGACACGCCCTCATCAACATAACCGCCGATTGAGTTAATATAGAGTTCAATGCCTTCAATTTCGCCTGCTTTTTCAATCGCCTTGCGAATATATTCAGCGCTTGTCTTGGATTCTACAAGGTCGCCCCAAATATTCAAGTAACTCGGCTCGATTTCGCCATAAAGATAGATTTGCAAAACATTCTGATTTTCTGCAATCTGCTTGATGTTGTAATTTCTGCTTTTCATTTATTCACCACCCTTCAAAGCATTTGTTATTGTTTGGTAATTTTTAGTAATGTAATATGTATGCGCCCAAGCCTCTGAGCAAGGGAGCATGTTGCAATATTTTTGAGCCTGCGCAGGTGTCAACACACCGCTGGCAATTGACTTATCAAGATTATTCGCCTGACTGATTGCGTCAATGTGTCTGACTGTCGTTGTGTCAATCAGCAAATAATTACCTTTGCTAAATTCGTTAGCTCCGAATCTCTTTTTTGTAATCTCTTGCTCAAACATATTTGCAATCGGATCAATTGCATTACCAATAGCGCAATCCATTGCATCAGACAATTGCGATGCTTCACCGCTTAAAATTGCCGGAGGTATATGCAAAGCATTGCCAACAATCGTGTACGCTTCAGTTTTTAACTTCTGAATATCGTTAATCTCGCTGTTTGTAGTTTTTCCTGCATCGGTTGAGGGTTCTGAATATTTCATACCCTTAAAAATCGGCATAACAGCGTTCTTATTCGCGTAAAACGCTTTAAACTGCTTTGCCAAAACTTTGTTATAAGTTTCAGCGAAGTTTTCGTCACCAAAGCTATAATTTTCAAGCTCCAAAATGCCTTTATGTCCGACAGCTTTGTTATATCTTTCCTGAGCCGACAACATTAACTGTTCATATGTATTGCACATATCAGCCAATAAGCCGTTAAGAGCAAAGTTGTTATATCTGAGGTAAATTACCTCGCTCTCTAAAAAAGTGCGCTGATATGTAAAATTTCGGCAAGTAACACCGCTGAAAGAATCATCAATCAATGCGTGTTCTGCTCTTGAAAAACTGTCCGCAATTAAAAGCTGATTGTCGGCTGTTTCGATAATTAACAGTTCATTGTCAAAAATCAATTTTGCGACAGCCTGCGTAAAAAATTCGATTTTGGTTTGATGCTTATTCGGCGAATAGTTCCAAAGATAATATTCAGCCTTGCGACTTTCTCGGTTATTGTTTACCGTCACAAATTCGCACTTCGCCAAGCTTCGAGCAATAAAATCAATCGCCGTAAATAGAGCAAGCTCAGTCAGGTGAAATCTCTGTTCATCAACCGCCGAGCCGTCCTCGTTAAATTCCGCTGCAACGGCATCTTTTCTAAAAAGATTTTTCACCCAGTTTATTACTTTCATTTTTTCACCTGCCTTTTTCAGCGTTTTTTATTCTTTCTTCTGCTATTTTGTAATACTTTTCATCAAGCTCCATTCCGATAAAGTTTCGGTTTGTATTTACACAGGCAACGCCTGTTGAGCCTGAGTCCATAAAACAATCAAGCACAGTAGCGTTTTTAAGTGTTGTCTTTTGAATTAAAAATTCAAGCAATTCAACGGGTTTTTCATTAGGGTGAACTAATTTAAGAGAAGGCACTTTCGGTACTGAAATTAAATCCTGCGGTCTTCCATTTTCGAACTTAAAATCATCATTTGGAATCCATATAACACTTTCGTATCTGCTGCCGAATGCTTTTTTAAAATTGCCCATACCATTACTTTTTTTGTCCCAAATAAGAACATTTTTCGGTTTTAAACCGATACGAATAAACGCATCAATAAAAATCTGCTGAACATCCCAACGAGTGAAGCTCAAGATACCTCCTGTTTTCGCGATTTTGGACTTTATCAATGGAATAAAATCTGTAAATGGCTTTTTATCATTTAAAATTTTAGGCTTTCTTTTTGTTTTATCATTATGATGTCTTGATTGAAAATCAATCCCGTATGGGGGGTCAGTCAGCAACAAGTCAACGCTGTTATCGGGAATGTTTTTCATTAATTCAAGGCAATCGCCCTGAAAAAGTTTCACCATTTTTCATCATCTCACTTTAAAATACAATTGCGTTAAAGCAATTCTTAAGTTCATCAACCGTCATCGGCTGATTTTGTTTCAGCAAATCAAGCTGTGTATATGCGGCGACGAATGCCATAAATCCATCTGTTTTTCGTGATTTTGGCTCAATTTTGCCGTAGATAATATTGCCGTTTTTATCTTCGACAGCCGATGTGTTGTTTGTGTACCAACGCATAAGAGGCGAATCCCCCCAAGCAATACGATGATTAGCGAAATCCGAAGCTATCAGAGGAGCGACAAGCATTTTATCAGACGGCCTTACAAGTTTTAGATTGTTTCGTCCTTTGCGGTCGCATTCAAAACCCAATTGCATTAACGGTTCCTTGAGCAAAGTATAACGGTAACTGTCCAATGCTCCACCAACGATGTTGTAATGCTTTTTCTGCTCTCTCAACCAGTCAGCGACGATTTCAGGCGGGATTTCCGCCCCGTCCACTCTTTTTAAGTCGGGTTGCTGAATATATGGAAATTTAATCCTGCCCAAATCCGCAGATTGCGAACAGTACCACGAAAATGGTTTCCATACGATTGAGCCGTCAATCAAAAACATTAAACCGATACCCAAAAAGTCAGTAGTTTTTGTGTAGTCAATGCCAAAAACACACGGCTTACCTTCAAGGTCGGGGAGAGGCCTGTTTGTAGCTTTGATATTTTCCCACGAGGTTACTGGATGAGTTTCTGTGCCTTTCGGGATATTCATTCGTTTAGTCATAAACGCTGAATTATTGATTTTATCTTTTTTCCATTCTTCAAATTCTTTCTTTATTTCTCTTTGTAAATCAGGGAAATATTGTAAAGATGGATTAGCTTTATACCAGTTTTCGGGATTATAAACCTCTTTTTCATCGTCTAAGCGACAAATGAAATAGAGCGTCCCGTTATCTGAAGCATCGCCATTTAAAACTTCAAGCCCCTCCGAAAGTTCGTTATCAAGGGGGCCGTCACGAACATCTCCCATCGTGGTTATTGTCGTCCTACGTGGTAAAGGTTTTTTGCCTAAACCTGTAGTAAAAACGTTAATGAGGTCATAATTTTCGTAAGCGTGTTTTTCATCAAAATCTACCTTGCCCGGTCTGCCGCCGTCTTTTGTTTTACTGTTTGATGTTCTGTATCTAATCGTCGAGTTTGTTTTTATATTAGTGATTTTGGTTTTATTCCACTTAAAATGCCGCTGCATTTTTGACGCATTATTTTCCAAGATTTCATAAATATCATTAAAACTCGTTTGTGCTTGTTCTTCGGACGTTGCGCAAATATCAATATCGTAGTTTCGCACACCATTGACCGGAGTTACCAAAGCAAAATCTTCAAAAGCAAGATAACCGTTTTTTCCCGTTCCTCTTCCGACCACACAAACCAAGTCGGGAAACCTTAAAACACCGGGAGCAGAGTAAGTGCAATTATGCAATGCAAAACAAAATTTTTCCCATTCAAAAAGTTCATAAGGAAAATATTTCTGCAAAGATAAATACTTTTCAAGCTGTTCTTCGTCAACATAGATTTCTTCATTCTCAAAGACATTTTCAACAAACTTTATCAGCTGAATTTGCTCACGACAAACACGATACTTTCCGCTTTTAACAAGGTCGATGTAATCGTCTATGACTTTACAGTTCGTCATCCGAATCACTCTCGACTTTGTCAATTGACAGCCCCATTTGCGAGAGGATCGCTAAACGCTGTTTGTTGTACATTACGGCATTTTTTACTGAGGGGTTGTCCTTCATGTACTCTTTACCTGTGGCACTGATAGCTTTGTATGTCAAGCCATTTTTGCGGATGTCCGCCTGCATTTTACGCTCAAGTTTCGTGCAAAAAATATAGCTGTCAATTAAATCTCTATAGACTTCAATGTTTGCCCCCTTCAAAGTCAGTTGCTCAATTAAGCTGTCTTTGATTTCTGCAATTTTAATCTGTGCCATTTATGCTACTCCTCTCTCAAAAATTTCTCGTGTGCGTGCGCGAGACCAAACTGTCGTGCCTTTATACCGTTATCCGTAAGCCTCAGAATTTTTCGATTTTTTACCCGGGGGTATATCTTTTTTGACTACCACCTCTCGGCAAACTCATCTTTTAATTTTTTTGCTTCGTACTTGTGATGTTCTTTGTAATGGCAATCCTTGCATAGACACTCAAGATTGTTGATGTCAAGAGCAAGGTCAGGCCTTGCTTTGAGATACAGCTTGTGATGCACCGCCTCACAAGGACTGTATTTACCCACAGCACGGCAGCGTTCGCATTCGTAATGTTCTTTCGCTTTTTTTGCATCCCGAACTTTTCGCCAATCAGCTGTTAAATAAAATCTATATGCCTTACCCTCACGGATTTGGCGGACAATCCAGTCCGTTGTTACTTTTCGTTTTATCATTACAATTTAATTTTACAACAGGTTTAATCGCTTCTACTGACATCTTTCTTTGTGCAATATGTACAAATGTTAAGCCCACGAAGTTTTGCGCAAAGTAATCGTGCCTCTTTGAGCCAGCGAAACACCGTGCGTTCGTCTGTATAGTTATTGACAGCAAACTTGGTCACTCTCAAATTTATTTCACCTTTGTGCAACGGTTTTGTTGGTGCAACAAAGTAAACAGCGCTGACAGCTTGACAGATGTAGTCTTTGCCGCTGTTTGTCAAGTCATTGAGTGTGTCTATCACCGCAAGTAAGTCAAGCCGTAACGCTTGACGCATTGTCTCATCGGCAACGACTTGTGCTTTGCTCGGATAACCGAGAGCGGCATAAGTCCTAAATTGCGCAATCGTATAATCTCTTGTTGTATCTCTCAAATCCTTGCACCTCCGATTTTCTTGTGTTTATGGCTATTGGCCAAGTAAGTAAAGTGAAAAGACGCACCCGTGAAGTCATTTATCCACATTTCGTCTTTGTAAAAATAATATCCTTCGGGACAAGGCAAAGCCTCACCTCGTTCGAGTTTTCTGTATTCTCGTTTTTTTCCTTCAACAACTTTGACCTCAGGCTTATTGAGATTGCGAGATGTTTTCAAGCGCTTCTTACCATTGACATCTTTGCGTATGTATTTTGCAAGGTCAGCATAATTGCCGTCTTGGTAGAGTGGTGTAAAATTTATGCCGTTTTTCCACGGCCAACATTCCGTTAATATTTCACGCACGCAATCCTCAATCACAATATGCAAATGCCAATTCTTTCCGAGCTTGCCACATTCGCAGTATCCGATGTATTTAAACTTGATTTGTTTCTTATCTGTCCTGCGTTTCACTCGTTTAAAAAAATTCGACACAACCCTCTCAAATTCATCTTCGGTAAATTCACCAAACGGAGCGGAGAATCTTGCAAACCAGTCGCCCTCAGAGAAGTTGCAGAGGATAAGCCTCTGTGTGTGTTGTTCTCCTCTGATACGGTTTGCTTTGGCTTGCTTTTCGTTTGTTCGGGATTGATTGATTTGTCGAGCAAGATTTTTTTTATTCCGTCTGCGAAATGATTTATAATATTTGACCTCGAGCAAAGGTCCTGATTTAATTTCAGCTTTGTATGTAAACATATTAAACTTCCCATTATATATGTAAAAACTAAAACGGTCACTTAACTAATTCCTTGAGCAGGCTATTAAAGGAGTATCTCAACTCCTTTTTTGTGACTATTATTATTCTATTTTCGTATTAAAAAAGTCAGATGATATAAATATGCAGTAGTCCGTCTGACCACCGAACTACTGCTCTGTGCAACCTTGCCGCTGCAATTGTGTGTTTAATTTTTGGTGCATTCTTTTTTTAACAGCTTAATCAAAGCGGAAGTCGTCACTTTGATTACTTTTTTATATAGGATTTAACTTGATTTGAATTTTCTTTAAGATTTTGCACACGGCAAGAATATTGCCTTATTAAATGCCAAAGTATTCTTTATAGCTTTTTGCGATTCCTCGACAATCATCCGACTTAACCGGCACGTGACAAGCTACCTTTCTAATGTTGTCAGCATCCAATTCTTTAAAAATTTCTGATGCTCTCGTTTCTTCTGTCGATTTATAAAATTTAAAAAGCAAATCCACAAATGGTATGTTGCCGAACTCATCCAAAAACGCTGTATCATTTTCGGTTAGTGTTTTTAAACATTTTTCTTTGTATGTATCCGATGCATCTGCTAAAATAAAAAGTTTGTTATAAACATCGTGCTTTGTGAGCAGGTCAATTATCTGCAAAGCAATTTGCAATACATTAGTATCGTGTTCGGCAATCGCCTTTGACAACTCCGTTAGTTTGCAAGAGGTTTCTCTTGTGCGTTTAATCCACTCGATATGCTCTTTGTCAGCAAAAAAAGTGTCAGTTCTAAATCTGCGATATTCTTGCAATAATTTATATTTGGCCTTGACGCAAGATTTAGCGGACAGTAATCCTATCTTTGTGCAACTGTATATAGCCGACATCGACAGCACTAACCAACGATTAAACATATCCAAGCTATTGAGCGTAGCCACATCAAGGTCACCGTCAATAAAACCTATCACAAGTCGGTCGAGTTCTGACAATGTTTCTGCCGGTGCCGGCTTATCCTGCATTTCCGCTGCAACCGGTTTTTCATTTTCACTCATTTATTTCACCTAATTTCAAATACTTTAATATTTTTTCGCTTGCCTCGTCGCAACCATAACATACAGCGACAGCGTAGCCTTGTTCATTAAGGCTTTTAAGCCATTCGGTTTGTTTTTCGGTTGGCTTGTTTTTACCGTGTTTTAATTCAATAAACAATCCGTGATAGCCTCCACGGCTGACAGGCAAAAATAAGTCCGGCACACCTGCTTTCACTCCCTGCCTTTTTAGGTTGGCCGCTTCAAGTTTATTTCGACTTCCGCCGTTTGGAATGTGAAACATCAAATCAACTTCTGGATATTCTGTTCTGATGAAGGTTGTCCATTGAAATAATTTCCGCTGTTGGTCAGCTTCATACTGCTTCATCGGCAGGTCATCCTTTCTTGTTTTTCAAAATCATATCGCTTTCAATGTATGATGATTTCAATTGTCTCACAAAATCTTCATCAACAATTTCATAAGCACATATAAAGCCGTATGCAATCATTCCAAATTTAACAGCGAAGTACGGAGTACCTTCGATGTCCTTACGCAGTGCAAGTGCCATTGTTTCGTTTGGCATATCCACAAAAGGATTAAGATATACTCTATCAATAAACATTAAGCCCTCTGCGGTGCTAATTAGGAGCATTACTTTACCGTAGTATATAATGCTTATATCCCACATTTCAGCCGGTGTTTCATCCGCCGAACAATCATCAACATCAATCAACGGCTTAGTTTGACTGATTGTAAATCTAATCTTATCTCTCTGCGCATCGTTGATGTCATAGAGTTTGCATATGTAATCTTCATTGAGTTCCGGCAAGCCGAAAATAGGATAGACCGCAGAGCCGTCTGACAGCCATTGCTCACCTTTTTCATTACCGAAGATTGAAATAACTTTATTCTTTTTACATATGTCGAATGCTTTTTTTATTTTCATTGTTAAACCTCATTTCAACAGTTCATCTATCGAAATTTTAAATAAATCTGATATAGCTATTATGGTATTAATATCAGGTTCAAATTTTCCTTGCTCATAGTAAGATATACTTGTTCTGCTCAAACAGAGTTTTTCACCTAATTCTTCCTGCGTTAATTTATGTTTAAGCCTTAACGCTTTTAATTTTTCGGGGAATGCCATTTTCACGCTCCTTTTGAAGTCGGGAACATACCGTTTAAATGAAACTTTTTGAAATATTCCCATTTTTCTTTTTCGTTCAATTCTTGGTCATACATAAATTGGATATCATCGAGAATCATTACAAGTTCTTTTTGGTATTTGTATTCGGGATAGTAAGTAACTTGCAAATACTTAAAGATGTCAGGATTTATGTTCATACCGTTTTGATATTTCCGCAAAAAAGACGACATTTCAAAATCAAGCATATAGAACAAATATCTTGAACCGATATTTTGGGTTTTAGGAAGAAAAACACCGTACTTTGTTTCCAACTCTTTATTCTCAGTTAAAAACTTAACCTTACCGTCAGTTGCCGATAACTGAATGTAAACGGTTCCCGCCTCGTAAATCTTGCCTTTTTTTACTCTTTCGAAGTCGGCAAGTTCAAGAATAGGTCTGCGTTCTTTTCTTGCGTGAGCCACAATATAATTCGTTTTCTTTTCAAGATTTTGCATTCTGAGAAAATCAATCATTGTTTGACCGACAATATCTTGTTTGCTAAAGAACTCCACAAAATCAGATTTAATTTTGTTATAATTATCATCGCCGCAAAGCTCTTGCAACATTTGCAAAAGGTCATTTGTAGCCTTATTGATGTTCAGATTGCATTTGATTATATCTTGTGTGATTTCACTAAGCGATGGCAGCTCTTCGGGTTCGTATGTATCTACATAGCGTGGTACATTGAGGTTATATTCGTTTTCCCTGATTTTTGATAAACTTACGAGGCTTGCAAATTTATCAACCGATTTTCTGCTCCAATAAGTCTCCGCAATCCGCTTGATATGTTCATCTGTCATAACATTCTGCTTGCCGTTTTTTGCAAACAGTTTTTCAGCCGAAATAAACAAGATATCATCCGATGTTTTAAGTTTGTTAAAAACTATGACGCAAACAGGAATTGAGGTATTCAAAAACATCTTGTCGGGCAATGATATAATCGTATCAATCAGATTATTCTCGATGAGTTGTTTTCTGATTTTGCCCTCTGCTCCACCTCTAAAAAGTACACCGTGCGGAAGAATATAGAACGCTTGTCCCGATTCAGTAAGCCTTGACAAGCCGTCAAGTACAAAAGCAAAGTCACTTGCTTTTGCCGGAGCTAAGTCATAACCTTCAAAGCGTCTGTCGCTCTTTGGTTTCCATTTGAGCGAGTATGGCGGATTTGAAACAACAACATTCGCTTTCGCTTCGTTGTAATTATCTAAAATTACAATATCGCTGAAATCTTCGCTTTTGCTTACCTTGTACACTTTTTCAACTTTGTTGAGCAAAACATCTTTCTGCAAAACAGTTGCGTTTAAATTTCGTAAAGCCAAATTAAAGAGCAATACCGGAATACTCATAGCAGAAACTTCTTCGCATTGGTACTGAATGTCTCTGCTCATTCCTACGGTCAATGCTCCTGTTCCGCTGCATATATCTATCACTTCGTCAGTTTTGGGAACAAGCTCCGAAATCAATCTACATAAACAATCGGGAGTGTAATCCTGTTTTAGATTGTTGCGGTTTGCGTTATTTGCCTGAAAGTAATCACGCAGGCAGTCGTTTGACATATCAAACTTAAACTGCATAAAAGCACGGCAAAGTTCGTCTTTCTCTTGCTTATTTAACAGCTTTCGCAGTAAAACTTCGGGCAGTTCAAAACTTTCTTTAATGCCAAACAACTCGTTGATAGCTTCGGTAGTTATTTCTTTTCTGCCTGTCTCAACCGCTTCATTTGATTGTTTTTTCATTCTTTCAAGTTTGACATTTTCAATTTTCGCTTTGATAGGTTTTGTTTCTTCAATGTCAAACAAAGATATTTGTTCGTTTATCATAATTTAGCTTTCATAAAGCGGACCATCTGCATCTGCTCCGCTTTCAATGTCAGAATTTATTTAAAGAGGAGTAAACGAGTTTTATATAACAAGCTGTGCAGAGCTTGTTATCGGTTAATTTGTTCGGGCATCTGCACCTGCCCGAATCGGTAATATTACTGAAAAAAGTAGATAGGTATATAATTTATCAAAAGAGGGAATATATAATCTCGCTGTGCAGAGCGTGATTAACTTATTTAGTTTATTTTACTTCACCTGTTGTGAAAATCGGATGTGTGCCGTCACGGAGCTGTATCTCCTCATCAGACATCACATAGCCGAGTTTACATAGCAGATTATAAAATCTGTTGAGTTCGGGATTGTTTTTTCGGCTGAATGTCTTGTCCGAATAATTTACACAGATATAATCGAACGAACCGTAAATTCTCTGGCTCAAAGCGTATGCCATCGCCATTAGCATTCTGCCGCTGTCATTGTTCCAATGTTCGTTGATGTAGCTGTCTATGTTTTCATCATCTTCAAAGTTGTGTTCGATAATTTCTTCAAAACGATATTTTTTGTTACCGGCACCTGTCGCCACTTGGGCGACTATAAATTTCACAAGCTCCTGTTTCTTTTTACTGTCATTGAAATTCGTATCAAGCATAAAGCCTCTTCTGAGAGCTTCACAGCGTTCATCTATTTCTTCCGCCTGTTCAACAAGTTCGTCCCACTTCTGCTCTTCAAGCTTTCGCTTTTCTACTTCGGGATCGTTCTTTTCCTGTTTTTTCAATGCTTCTGCGTAAATGTAGATGTTTGAGCCGTAACCAAAATAAAAATATCTTTTCCTGCCGTCCGCAAAGTCTTTACCGATCAAATCTTTGAGCGCAAAAAATCCCGTATATTCGTAGTCGCTTGGAATTTCGTCATATTTCTGCGCTTTAATCATTCCATGTTCAAGACAGAGCTTTTCAATTTTTTCTTTTTCCTCATTTGTTTCCTGCTTTTTAACGGCAGAATACAACAGATTGTCGAAATTATTCGTTCCGATTGATTTAAGAAGTTTATTTCTTGTGTCAATGTCCTTAATCTGATTCAATCGGTCATAGTCTGCAAGCGTAGGCTGTCGGATCTGACTTTCCTTGAAAGCCTCTTCATCAAGCTCACAGAGTTTTACTCTCCGCCTTATTTTGCTTTCTGAAAAGCCTGTTTTCTCTGCAACCTCTGCGACCGTATCACCGAGGTCAAGCAACAGCTGACATCCCTTTGCTTCTTCATAGACTGTCAAATCTGACCTCTGCATATTCTCGGTGAGCATCGTTGACAGCTGTTCTTTCTCTGTCATTTCAACGACGTCGCACGGCAGTTCAGTCAATTCTGCCTGCTTAGCCGCTGCAAGCCTGCGATGCCCTATAATAACCGTGAAATCATCCCAGTTATCATTATTTGGCACTACGGTCAAATTCTGTAAGATACCGTTCGTTTTGATGGATTCTGCGAGCTCCGACACATCGCCGATAACCTTTCTTGGATTATCAGGGTGTGGATGAAGTTTGTCAGTCGGTATCATTTGTAATTTAGATTTCTTGTTCATTTTTATAATCTCCTTGATTTTCGCAAGGTTATCTGATACAATAATGTTAAACTGTATTTATACATTGCAGATAGCCTTGTGTTATTTGCCGACCGTTGATTGTAGTGCAAGCAATCAACGGTCTTTTTCTTTTGTGTTTAAAATATAATCAATCATATGCAAACACGCTTTAATATTTACAGCCGATGGATTTAATAAGCATTCACGCATATCTTTGAGTATATGCGGTATGTTGTCAATAAAATCAATTGTGTATCCTGTATTTTCGTAGTCGTAAAGTTTGCGAATACAGCCATAAAACTCGTTTGGTACATCTTTGCAGTCGTGCATTTTGCCGTAGATGTCCTTGACTTTGATTTCGCTGTCTTGATTTAAAGTTAATCTTTTCATTGGTTTGCCTCAATCGGATTGCAAACTACACCGTCAACAGTTTCTTCAAGCTCAACAACATTCTTGAGGGTGAGCTCAGCGAGAATATTCTCAACCTCGGGCGGTACGCTCAACCCCTCTGCGCTACACATTGCAAACAGCGAGTTTATGATTTTTGCTATCCTGTTTTTAACAAACTCATTGCTTGCGGTCGTTGCATCAAGTGCTGATTCTGTGTTTTTAAGACTTTTGCGTGTGTGGTCAAGCGTTAATTCGCTGAAGAACAGCTTGTCTTTCAGCGTTTTTTTAGTCTGTATGTTTTTAAATATCATAATCGCAATGCTCCTTTACGTTATTTATTTGATTTGCGACATCTCGCATGGATGTCGATTTTATGACAGATGTAATTAAAAAAGTCATAATTCTTAGAGCGTTCGGCTCGGCGGTTGTCACATTTTGATTTGTACTCGAGGTATCTTTCACAATCTGTATGACATCTTGTCGTCCGTATCTGACAGCCGTAGCACGGCGAATTTATCATTTTTACGCCGTCCTTTCGTTGATTGTATTTCCGCTGCCGATCAATTTGTTGAGCAGTGTAGTCAGTAAGGATATATCTGCACCGCTTGCATAGGTCTTTAGCCGGTCAATCGGTATGTTGTAGCTCCAACGCCCTTTGTCGCTCTTTACGGCTGAACCGATAGGCAGGGTTTGTTTTTTTAAACCCTCATAAACATAATTGAGAGCAACTCCGAGATATTCAGCCGCCACGGTCGGCGGTACATCTCTGTACTCCTGATTTGTTTTAGGGTTGATTAGGATTTTGTCGTTCATTTAATCACCTCAAATCTATATTGATCGTACAAGTGCCGATTTTTTCAAAGTTTATCATTTTGCCTGTTCTCCTTTATCAAACAACATCTTTTATATTTTTTTCCGCTTCCACAAGGACAAGGTGCGTTCCTATGACTATTCTTAGGTGGGTGATATGTAACGGTAGCGAGAAAAGATATATTACAATCTTGTGTATAATACTCACATATGTCAGCAGGTTCTTTAGTTATATGGGCTTTCATTCTTGCTCCCCCCCTTCTTGCTCATTCCATAATTTCAAAATCTCGTGATATTCTTCATTGTTTAAGTTAAGTCCTGCTTTTACATATACGCAATCAACGCAATAACTTGAGTATTGCAATCCGCATTTTTTACAAGGCATTGTTGCTCACCACTTATCCATTTTTGCACCGCAATAGGGACAATATGGGTACAATCTATGTTTTGTCATAATGATGTATTTATGGCAGTTTGTGCAAGTAAACCAAGCAACACCACAAATATTTTTTTCAAATTTCCACTTTCCGTGTTTAATCTCTTGCATATCACACACGGTAGCTTCGTTGGATTCACTTCCGTCAATCTCAATAATGCGTTTTACATTTTCGGCGTTTTTCTTTGAATTGAAATACAAAGTGAAATTGCTACCATTATAATCGGGTATATCCAATGCATAGTCACCGCAAAAATCACGGATTTTTAATTCTTTTTCAATCATCGCTCTTCACCAATCCTCTCCGTCAAAACTTAATTGTCCGGGCAAAACACCGTCCTGCATCCACCAATGGAAAACCTCAAGTCCATTAGCGTGTTGTGTAGCTTTGCCTCTTTGCTTTCTCACTTCAAGCATCTTGTCGAATGCTCTTATATACATTTTTCGGTACTTGGGATATCGTGCAAACTCCGCAAATCTCTTCTTACTTGCCATTGGACAGCCAATGCATCCAACACGGTCAAATCCACAACTGTATAACGGATTAAGATTAATGTGTTCTTGGTTGATGTACTCCCTAACATCACTATCCGACCAATCACAAATAGGGTTGAAGATTATCTTCCCTTGTAACTGACAATGCTCAACTATCTGCCTCTTATCGTCATTGTCATTGTTAAGGACGATTCTATTCGACGGATTAGAGTTATAAGTTTCGATTACTCCCCTTGACCATCTTTTCACGCTTTCTGCTCTCCGCACCCCTGTGACGAGGGCACGATTCTTACCGCCTGTTTCTTTCAGGATTGCACAACAATATCTTATTAGCCTTGTGGGTGGAATACCTTTTTGCACTATCAGTGACCACATAGATGTCGGCTTGCCCTTGTATCTCGGCATATCAATGTTGCATTTTATGCCTTTAGATTCCAACTCCTTAAATTTATTGCGTATGTGGTAAACTGTTTCGGGAGCATCAGCCGTTGTGTGACTATGTTGGACCTCAAAGTCTATACCCGATTTAATCGCTAAATCTAAAATAATGTCGCTGTCTTTACCACCTGAATAACAAAGCATAAGCGGTTTATTATAGTAGTGCTTACTTATTTCTGATCCGTCACGAAGTCGCATTATAGCAACCTTTTCTAAGTCCATTACTCTTCACCGTCCTCAACAGTCTGATTCCAACATTTAATACAGTTATCGTCACAATCATCTATGTCCGCCAGTCCTAACGTATGTGGACATACACCTTTAGGTGATCCGTCATCGTCAAGCGGAGCGTTCGGATAATTCTTCAAGAACTCACTCAAATAAGTCCGCTGCGGATGTTCATCGCTCCACCGCTGAACAACTTCGATTGCTTTTTCAGGATAATACATTTCAAAGACTGGACACGATAAACCTTCACCGTTGTTAATACTACACAAAGGACAGTCACTACACTTAGTTTTGCATAATCCATTCTTTGTTCTTTTCGTCATCCTTCGCTTTTCAGCAAAATAATTTTCGGTTTTTGCACAGTCAATCATTTTTACCATTCCTTTCTGAGGTAATAAGTTAAGCCGCCGAACCGAATAAATCTTCGATAGATAAGTCAGTTTGTAAAACCGACTTTAAGCGGAGAGCTTCATCAAGCGTAAATGGATATTCCCCACGCATTTTTGCGCAGAACTGTCCGTATGAAATTCCCATTTTCTCGGCAACTTCTTTCTTTTTCATTTTCTTTTCAAAAATGATTACTTCGATTTTGTCAAACACGATTTTTCACCTCCTAAATGCGATATTTCGTGTTTCTGTATTAAATATAACACGATATTTCGCACTTGTCAACGGATTTTTAAAAATATTTTTACGAAATTTCGCATTTTAGTATTGATTTTTCGTAAACAGCGTGTTACAATCAGTAATAGTAAAGGGTGATTAACTTGACAAGAGAAGATTACATAAAACAGTTAATAAGTGACAAAGGATTTAGTGTAAAAACCTTTGCCGAAAAAATTGAAATACCATACAGCACACTTAGATCTATGCTTAACGGCTCTATTGGTGGAGCTGCTGTTGATAGTGTGATTAAAATTTGTGCAGGTTTGGGAATTAGCATAAATGATTTGCAAAATTGCAATGCGGTTAAACTACCTTTTGAAACATCAGACAAAGAAAAGAAACTTATAATCGCATACAGAAATAACCCAGAAATGCAACCTGCAGTCGATAGATTGCTCGGTGTGGAAGATGAAGTATTGATACCGACCGTGAAAGCTGCACGAAGCGACGGCAACAATCAGCCTATCGAAATAGTTAATCTCCCTGACCTCAGCAAGTTTGAGCCTGACGATACAGATTTATAAGTACATAATAAAAAACACCCCATAGGTTACAATACCTATGAGGTGGTAAAACTTGAATTATGGACAATATAAAAATGCACGCAATGCCTCTTGGCAATGTTTAATCGACTACAGAATCAGCAACTTGCCTGTTAAAGTCAGTCAGATAGCAAAGCAAGCAGACATTGTTTTACTGAAAAATTCGGCAGTCAATCTGCTAAGCGAAAACGAGAGTGGAATAACTTTGATGCAAGATGATAAGCTGTACATCGTCTATGCTGATGAGCAATCTCCTCAGCGTTGTAGATTTACAATTGCCCACGAACTCGGGCATATCTTTTTAGGGCATCTGTTTGCTAAAAATGGTAAAGGTTTTGCAATAACCGACGATGCCGAACATTCGGCAAATGTATTTGCTCGGGACTTGTTAGCTCCGGCTTGTGTGTTGCACGAAATGCAAGTAATCAATGCCGCTGCAATTGCAAATTTATGCGACATCAGCCTTGAGGCGGCAACCTACAGGGCTGAGCGAATGGCAGAGCTTGAACGCAGAAACGCTTTTTACCTGCATCCGCTCGAAAGGCAAGTAAAAGAGCAATTTGCAGAATTTATAAACAAAAGAAAAAACCTACCATAGCGGCAACTATGGTAGGAAAAATAGGAATAGTGAGAAGTCTGAACCTCTCTAATATTATTTTAGTATATGATATATATTTTTGTCAATATATATATCAAAAAGAGGAGAGTTTAGAAATGAATAAAAAAACTGTTGAAATTATTTCATTGGTTGTTGCCGTACTCGGCGCTTCTTTTGGAGTGAAGTCATTGTTATCACTTGATATAGGCGGCATTTTAATTGGCGTCGTTATATTTTTGGTTTGTATTGTGATTTTTGCTTTTGCTACAGCAATGTCGCAAACAAGCGTTAATAACGAGGTAACAAATCAAAAGGATAACAAGTTAATTGTTGATACACCACCTAAAAAATATTCGAGTACGAAGAATTTACCGCTTGATAAATCTGAAACAGGTTTAACTAACGCAAGAACTTTTAAACTTGCTGGGGTGACGTTCGATGATCGCCCACATAATTTACAGGTAATTAAACAATGCCAAAATCGTGGTGAGCAGATTAAAATTGCATTAAACAAATACATATATGACGGAAAATATGCCATAGCTGTAACTGCAAATGGCTTAGAACTCGGAAACATAAAATCTGAAAACCTTGATTTTGTACTTGATAATCTTTATCGTATTTGCGGATACGAAAAACTATATATCAATAATTTTACCGATGAAAACGGAATTATAATTTGGTATGGAGAAATCAAACTTGTTTTGGTAAATAAAAAGGAGGCTAAAGAGTATGAAATGTAAGAAAATATTTTCGATTATTTTACTTGCAATGTTTATCTTTGTTATTGCAGGTTGTGGAGAAAATAATATTCCCGACGGAATTAGCGAACAAGCGTACACCGCAGGCACTAAAGCACTTGAAATTACCGACAGCTATTTAAACTATGAAATAACAAAAGATGATGCACAAAAGCAACTCGAAGAAATTTCTGACAGACTTATCGAAGAAGTGAAGACAAGTAGTTTTGAAAAAGACAGCAATGTTGAGACTTGTGTAACTACCATATCGTTAAAAATGTTTAATGATAAATCTGATAGTGACATTAGAGAAAGTCGAGATGCTTTAGCTGACAGGCTTGGCAAAACCGAAAATTAAACAATAAAAAACCCGCTCTGTCCTGTTGGCGCAGGATAGAGCGGAAACCACTACACAAGGGTGCAATGGTACTAATCAAGCAATAATATTGTACCACACCTCTGCGAAAATTACAACATTTTGCAGGGGATTTTTGCGCCCTTTTTAAAGGAGCAAAATGATGAAAAAATGTATAAACCGACGGTGTAACCGAGAATTGCAGGACGATTTTGTATTTTGTCCTTACTGTGGTAAAAATCAATCATCTGACAAGCCGAAAAACAGACGACGAACAAAGGGTACAGGAAGTATCTACATACGCAAAGACAGCAAATCAAAACCGTATGCCGCTGCAAGCTCTGTCACAGGGAAACAAGTTTATTTAGGCACTTTCGCCACAAAACGAGAGGCAGAAAACGCCCTCAAAGATTACGAGTACAATCCAGTCAATGGCTTTAATATGACACTTGAGCAATTACACGATAAATGGGTAAAAACTAAAGCATATAAAAAACTTGGTGACAGCGTAAAAAGCAACTACGCAAGCGCTTATATCAAGCTAAAGCCCTTGTACAAGCGTAAGTTTAGAGATTTACGCACATCAGACTATCAGTACATCGTGGATTATTACGATAATCCGCATCACGAGGTCGGCGCAGGCGGTAAGCTGAAATATCTTCTGCCCAACGGCAACGGTACCTATAAAGTCACTGATACGCCTAAAATCTGTCAAGGCTTAGGATACTCGGCTCTACATAAGATTAAATGCTTTGTCACCAGCCTTTACCATTTTGCGATGCAAGAGGATATTGTTAATAAAGACTACGGCACATTTATAGAGCTTCCGGAACCCGAAGAGGTAAACGCTACACGCTTTACCGATGTACAGCTTGAGCTTATCAGACAAAACATAGGCAAAGTGCCTTATGCTGATTATGTTTACATAATGTGTTATCTCAATTTTAGAGTAAGTGAGTTTTTGTCGCTGACCACGGAGCAATACCATGTCAGCGAGCAAGGAATACCTTACTTCGTGGCAGGTATAAAGTCAGATGCCGGCAAAAATCGTATTGTTCCTATCCACCCTAAAATTTTAAAATTGGTTGAGAATTGTATAAATCACAAAGGCGAAACAATCTTCTGCCGAACACACGAAGGTTCAGAGTTTGGCAAAGCGATGAACAAGGATTACTTTTTAAAATATGCTTTTCGTCCGGCGATGCAAGCGCTTGGCTTAGGCGATGAGTTTACTCCGCACTCGTGCCGTAGAACTTTTTCAACTCGTATGTCAGCGGCAGGTGCGAGGGAAGAAGATATTATCGCTCTTATGGGACATACAGATTACAAGGTTGATATTGACCACTACATTATTCAAGAGGTTGACACCCTTTACAATGCGATCAAATTATTGGCGTAAAAAAAGCCGTCCGATTATATTTCGGGCGGCTTTTGTTGTAGAAAATCTGTAGTTTATCTGTAGTATAACACATCAAAAGGTGTAAAAAGAGGTAAATATTTTTAAAACTCAAAAATGTTGTAAACAAAGCAAAAAGCCAGTAAACAAGCCGTTTTCGGCTCAATTACTGACTTTTCTCTTGGCTCCCCCAACTGGGCTCGAACCAGTGACATCATGATTAACAGTCATGCGCTCTACCGACTGAGCTATGGAGGAATATAGAGCAATACACCCTTTTGGGTGTATGCTTTGTGTTGGCATCTCCCTATCTTTCCGGGCCGTCACCAGCCAAGTATTTTCGGCACCACTGAGC